CCCAGCCGAATCTCGTCTGCCGCAGGCCGGTAAACTCCCACAGATCGCGCGGGTGATCGTAAACGCGCAAATCTGAGATGTGCCAGCCATACATCGGCGACTGCATTGCATATGCCGCCGCATCGTATGCGCTCATGCAGGCTGCTCTGTAAAATTCTTCATTGTGCCCATACGTGCGATCTTCGATGATCTCATCGCACAGAAATTCCCCGATGACTTTTCCGTTTCCGCATTTGTAGATGTAGCACTTAAACGGTGGGTTCATCTTCGGGCGCGTCTTGCGCACCTCAACGGTCTTCTGCCCGCTCATGATCTTCTGGGACCACATCGGGCGGATGCTGATCAAAACAGCTTTACTCATGCTTGTCTCCTCCCTCCGGCGCTTCCGGCAAACCTAATTTCATAAAACAACCCCAAAATGTTTTTGCCTGTTTTCCGCTTCTGTGCCCGAACAGTGGCTTCTCTCCGATTGCTTCCCACACTTTTTTAGCCTCAATCTGCACCTCCGACCACTTGAAGATCAAAACCCCATCCGGTTTCAAAACACGCATACACTCACGAAAAACATCATGCAGCATCTGCGGCCAGTTGTCGCTTAGCACACCGTATTTCTTCCGCATCCACGAGTTTTCACCTGCACGCTCCAAATGTGGAGGATCGAAGATCACAAGCGTGAATGTATCATCTGCGAACGGAAGATCCGTGAAGTCGCATTGTATATCAGGGGCTATCACACATTGCCGTTCAGAATCATTCTTCGTGCTTTTCCATATTCCAGTGTATGATTCGCGCCTGCTATCGCAATACACTGCGGCCGGATGTGTTTTGTTGAACCAGATCGTGCGGGAACCGCACGTAACATCAAGAATTTTCTTTTCCATTGTGTGCCTCCGGCGCTTCCGGCAGCGGCATCCAGTGGGTGACCTCCACGTCTTGCCCCCATGTATCAAACCATTCGCCGTATGCGTAATTTGCAATGAGTGCATCCCCGTCAGCATTTAGCGCAAGCTGCGGCATATCATACTCTGGCGTTTTTTCTGTCACGGAAATCCACCGCTTCTTCTCCCGCAGCGCCGCGTTCTCGGCGGTCAGACGCTCGATGAGGTCGGCTGCGGCCGTATTTACCTCGTCAAAACAGTCTTCGTTCCCTACTGCGGGGCAGTTTTCGCACGAGACTCCAAATTTGCAGTACCGCAGCGCCTGCACGATTTCCTTTTCTGTCATAGCGTGTCCTCCTCCATTCCTTCAAGAACCATTTGTCCCGGCAAAACGCCGTCCTCCAGACTCCAGTGCAGGACGTCTTCGCCGGTCTGCCAATCGCACGGCAGGCCGCGGCTGCGGCGCTCCTCGATCATCCGGCCATAAGCCCGGATGTAGGCATCCCGGTATCCGGGGTAGCGCGCGAGCTGCACCTTCCGGTGCTTGCCCGCCATCGGGCAATTGATGCAGCCCACGCGATCTTCGCCGCAGGCGTAAAGCGGATTCATACAGATCTTTTCTGCTGCGCAGTAATCCCAGATGGATTCGGTCGGCCAATCGATAATCGGATTGACCGTTCGGGTCCCCTTGAGCTGGCAATTTTCTATCAGCATCCGGCTTTCGTCATTGTCGTTCATCAGTGTCAGCCGCTTGGATTTATCCCTGTGCAGGGGCTCCATAACGCCACGGGATTTGCGCTTTTGCGATTCCTCCCAGCGGACGCCGGTCGCGATCCACCTGCCACGTCCGCTGGTCTCTTTGAGCGCCGCGCAGCAGTAGCGCATAATGCGTGTCGGCGGCACCAGCTTCAGCGGGATTAGTCGCCACATGGTCATGTACGTCCCATCCGGCTGCTTGTGCTTATCGATATCGCACGGTACGCCCGCCAGCTCCAGCCTTCGGAATGTTTCCCGCACATGCCAGACGGTCTCCGGCGCATCAGCTGTCGTCAGCGAGTGTAGCGCCTCATACGGGATTCCTGCCGCGCCCGCCAGATGCAGCAGCACGTCCGAGTCCTTGCCGCCCGAGTAGGTAATCACAAGCGGCTGCTTGTACAGGCGCAGGCTCATATCCGAGGCCATTCGTAGCCGCTCAATCGCGGTTTGTTCTAAGTCCATCGGCCCAGTTCCTCCCTCAGTGCCCGAAATATCGGGTATGCCTGCTGCGGCACTACCGCGTTTCCGAGACATTTAAGTCTGTCCACCCTTGCGGGAATCCCATGAGCCACTCGACCCACATCGGGTTCAGCTGTCCAGCAACGTCCGTCCGCAAGCTCCTGTGATTGTTTCCGCCGTGCGATCCCTGCGCATCCGCTGCGCAGGGCGTTGTCCACAAGCCTTTCGTCCGCGCAAGCACGTGCTCCCGCAGATTGGATAAGCCTCCACGCTCCCCCTGATTGCTTGCAAATGTCGTTTTCCCGTCCGCAATCAAATTGATTCTCTTTTCTGATGCTATCGTGCAGCCTACTGTCGTCGGTGTCGGCCACATCTGCGATTCCGACGAAGAATACTCTTGATCGTCTGTGCCACGCTCCGACAGCCGCAGCCTCAAAATTAAACACGACGACGTGATAGCCAGCACGCTCCAGATCCTTGACCACCTGCCCGGCGGCAATCTTGATGATTCCAGGAACGTTCTCACCGACAACGCAACGCGGGCGCAGCTCGGTGATAACTCGGAGCATCTCCGGCCATAGGTATCGATCATCCCCTTTTCCCTTTTGCTTTCCAGCCACGGAGAAGGGCTGGCATGGGAATCCTCCGGAAATAACGTCAACTGTTCGTAATCCTGTTCGCTCATAGAAGCTCTCCTTTGTCAGCGTCCGGACATCACGCCATCGCGGCACGTCCGGCCAGTGCTTCTCCAGCACCTTTGTCGGGTAATCGGCAAATTCGCACTGCCCGACGGTTGTAAATCCGGCCCACTCGGCAGCCAGATCAAGCCCGCCGATCCCGGAAACAGGCTCAGATGCGTCAGCATCTCGTCTCATCCCTCCCCGGCGCGATCATCTCCAGCAGCTGCTCGCCGCACATCCACACCGGGCCGCGCGGCCCCTGCTGCTTGCGGATGATCTCCGTTACCTCTTGCAAATATGAATTTTTCATGCTATACTCTCCTTGTACTTGATTTTCACAGAGAAGCGCAGGCTTCTCCGCCCTCGACCGGTTCCAGCCGGACGAGGGCATTTTTTATCCGAACATTCTATCCGGCTGATAGCCGATCTTTGCCACGCTGGCCGACTGATGGTATTCCGGCCGCTTGAAGCTGTAGCCCCAGCGTTTTGCCGCCCAGAACAGGGCCGCCGTTTCATCCGCCGCGTGTACCGTAAGCTGTCGGCCTGCGTAGTTCACCACGAAATAATGCTTCCCGGCGTAGCCCGGCTGCTCGACGATATCCGTGCGCCTCGCGGGCCGCTCGCCCGGATAGCTGATACTATTTTGCCGCATAGCTTTTGCCCCTCCTGTCCTTATTTGCCGCCCGCTCGATCTGCCGGATGGCGGCTCTGTCCGGCTCCAGGCTGATCTTGTCCCGGTGGTTGATGTCGTAGATGTGGTTCCGGATGCTCTCATAGAGCGCCCAACTGCAGCAGCGTGCGCTGCATCCCGGCTCCCGGCCGGGGCAGTCCTTCCCGCACGGCGACGGGATCTGCCGCATACGCGGCGCGTAGATCTGCGCCGTCATAGCGCTTCGTCCTGCACTTTCGTCAGCCAGTACGCCAGCTTTTGCAGCCGCGTCTCCTGTTTGAGCAGTTCGTCGGTTGTCTCGTGGTCGATTTTCGGCATTTCGCACAGGAGCGCCCGATCATTCTTGAGGTCGTCCGCGTAGGCGTTCACCGCCTCGATCACGTCCGCCAGCTGGTCAGGGCGGAAGCTGACCGGGATCTTTTGCTCCGTCACAGCCAGATCCCCGTCAAAAACGTCGTCAGCGACACGCCGCCGAGGACGGCGGCGATCTCCGTCGCGTGGGCGCAGCCTGCGATGATGCACAGCGCGAAGCCCACGCCCGACAGCCAAATGCACCCCAGCCGCGCCAGCCGCCGCATGGCCTTGCGCCACTGGTAGATCGCCCGGATTCTCTCCCGGCGCTCCTCCAGGCTTTCCCCTTCAGGAATTTCCGGCGGCTCATACCCGAGCCGTTCTGCAAGATTCGTTCTCACTCTGCTAACTCCTTCCTCCATACCGGGCTGTCCTCCCGGTTCACGCAGTAGCGCATGGTTTCCTTGAATTCCTCTCCTATTCCCCGCTGGCAGAACGCGGCATAAAATATGTTCAGGATTCGCGCGGCAGCAGCGCTCAGTTCCAGCGCGCTGCCGGATAGCGCAGATACCGTTTTTTTGCCGTCCATGCCGATCTCGACGTGTACCTTCCCGTTATCCATTGGTTTCCTCCTTCGTCTCCGGCAGGCGTTCTGCCGATTCTACCAGCGCTATAAGCCGCTTGCAGTTCTCCGTCCTTTCCCCGTTGCGTTTTGCGAGGTTTGCATACCGTTCAGAAAATTCCGCCACTCGCACGTGTGCAGCCATGTTCTCGTACTCATTCGCCGCGTTGTTTGTCTCGATCACAAACAGCTCCAGCGTGTGCTTCAGCTCAAACCAATCGTCTCCGCTGAGAATCAGTTTCCGCATTCCGCTTATCCTCCCTTCGTCTCCTGCATCCGCCTGACGAGCCGCGCCAGACGGGCGTTTTGTGTAACGAGCTTCTGCGCGTCCATGTCCAGTCCCTTGCGCTTCAGCCCGTTTATGATCTGCGCTGCCTGGCACTCGCAGACCACCGCCGCCTCGATCAGATCATGCAGCTCCTGCGCATCCAGCGTCAGGGTGTAGGTGCTTGCTTTTGCCATGTCGCAGCCTCCTTCTGTTCCTGTTCCCGGCGGTATCGCTCCGCCGCCCATCGGGCGAAGGCGTCGATCACGGGCTCGCCGTTTTCTTCGCCGGGATGCTTAAATTCAAAAGTTTCGCCTGGGAGAAATCTCCCGTCCGGCCCCCGTTTCCCAAAAACGGCGATCATGGTCTCACGCCTCCTTCCGCTCCTCCTGCTTGGATTCCTTCGCCAGCATCATGCCATAGGCGATATCGCTCAGGCGCTGCATCTCTTTTGCGTTCAGCTTGTCTGCGATCTTGGTCAAGCTCTCGTTGACCTGTTTTTCCTTTTCGGACATTGCTCTCACCTCGCATTGGTTTCTGTGTTCTGTAACCTAGGTTCATATTATCACGCCTAGGTTTCATTGTCAAGCATTATTTTGAATCTTGGTTTCATTATTTTCTTGACTTTTGCGCTCACGTGTGGTAACCTAGTTTCATAAGGAGGGATGGCAATGGACACCATCAATCAGCGAATTGATTTTTTGATCAAAGCGCTTGGTTTCACAAAGACGAAGTTTGCGGAATCGCTTCACGTCTCATCTCAGTTCGTTTCGTCGCTGTGTTCTGGCGCAAAGCAACCAAGCGACCGCACGATTGCTGATATCTGCCGCGAATACGGTGTAAGCGAAACATGGCTCCGCACCGGCGAAGGCGAGATGAAGCAGAAGCTGACACGGAATCAGGAGATTGCGGAGTTTATGGCTTCCATCATGCGCGACCCGGATGACGCGCCGCGCAAGCGGTTTATCTCCATCGTCAGCAAACTTGGCGTTGAAGAATGGCAGTTGCTCGAGGATATCGCAAAAAAATGGACCGAGGACGAATAACCGTCCCCGGCCTATTTTTTTATTCCCGCGCCTATGTGACCAACTTCCGCACGAATCTCCAGATCAGATCCAGATCCGCATCTGTGGCCAGCCGCAGCAGGCGTTTGATCTCTTTCAGCAGCAAATTCCGTTCCATTTCCATAAGTGCCTCCATTCTTCCACAAAAAATCTCTTTCATTTTTGTATATTATTGCCGTTGAGGTTTGCTTCCATTTGTTTTACAATTCTAAGTAAGATATTTTTTATCGCATGATTATCATAGAACATCTGTTCTAAAATTACAATTATGAGATTTTACAAAAAATATCACACTATATTCTTTCATCTCGTCACGCCTCCTGCATGTATCGGTAGAGTTTGTCCACGTCGTTCTGATCAAAGCGCATATCGCCCAGCAGCGGGACGGATACGGTCAGCTTGTTCTCAAAGCGTGGCCGAGCCGCGTTGTAGAGTTTGTCGAGGTCGATGTTTCCGGCGTCGTCAAAGATCTGCATCATTTTGACCGCCGGATTTTCGCGCAGCGCGAGGATCTTCTCACGGCTGCCCTCCATGATAAGTGCAAGCATGATCCCGGCCCCGATGCCTTTGCCGCCCGGCAGGTGCGGAATGACCTCATTGTCCGCGTAGCGCATCGCGCCGCGCATGGCCTGATCTATCGTCACTGTCATACAGTTATCCTCCGTTTTCGGATGGGGCGGCTATTGCCGCCCCTTTT